ATAAATATGTAAGAATGAAAAATGGACAATTACAAGTTCATCATGAATAAATAAAAAAGTAGGTGATACAAATGACAATAAATCACGTATACAACATAGTAGTAGACACAATGAATAAATTAGAAAATATAGACTTTATGAGTTTAGACAAGAGAAAATATAATCAGAAACAAGTAAATGAAGCTTACAGGAACCTAGACAATTTTAAAGATGAATTAATAAGAGAGAATATTAAGAATAAACAAGGAGGGCACTAATGAATAAAGAATTTTTAGATAAAATAGAAAATACAAATAATGAGCTAGAAAGGTTAAGACAAAGATTACAAAAAATAGAAAATAAAGAATGTACAGTAATAAAAGATAGTGTACAAGGAAGCGGTACAAGTTATCCATATATAAAACATAATTGTGTAATAGAACGGTGTTGAAATACCAAAAAATGCAGGACTAAAAAGAAAATACAAAAAAATGATTAAAGACAAAACGTATAAGCTAGATAAAATGAGATTACAATTAGAGTATGAGTTAAATTATGTAGAAAATGCAGAGTTAAGAGATATAATAAGATACAGATATAATGACAACAAAACATGGTTACAGATAATGTTTTTAATGAAATACAATTCAGAAGAAAAAGCAAGAATAAAATTAAAAAGATATTTAGAAAAAAATTAAATATGTACGTTTTGTACGGTTAAAACGTGCTAAAATATTATTAATGAAAAGTGTAATCGTTCAGAAATGGACAAGCCCAAGGTTACACAAATATTATAATATATAAAAGGTCCCGAGAATAGATGTTTTAAATGTCTATTCTTTTTATTATGTTATTACCAGCATGCTAGGTAACTGATAATATAAAAAAGGTGTCACGCAATAACACCTCCTTTCGTAAAAAGATGGAAGTAGAAGAACAACAGAACTTTCCTAGCGAGTTCTAAATATTGCATCTTAGTTCAAATGGTAGAACACAACACTTTGACTGTTGAAGTTTCAAGTTCGAGTCTTGAAGGTGCATCCCAATATATGACACAGTGGCAGAGATGGTTTAATGCACTTGTCTACTAAACAAGAGTACTAAAAGTACCGTAGGTTCGAATCCTACCTGTGTCGCCAGGACAGTTAGAGGTCTGTCAGAAATAAAATACTTGGAGTGGCTTTGCGGGTGGACTATAAAGTATCCGCACATATTATTTTTTATAAATAGTACGAAGTATGTAAACATATATAGCAAAACAGCGAAAGTAATCTATTATAGATGAAGTATAAGCCGTTTTCGTAGTGTTTATGAAAGAAAAGAGGAAAAGATATGAAAATAAGAGATATTGAAATTAAAGTGCAAACAAATGCAGATGAGGAAATAGAAAAGGTAAAAGAATTAGTAAGTTTACTAGAAAGAGCAAACGAACTAATTCAGTCACTTAATAATATAAAAATAACAAATTTAGAAGAAGTAGAAAAGGAAAACACAATAACAGTAATAAGTGGAAATGAAAGAATGGGACAATGTGAAATACTTAATAAGTTAAAAGCAGAGCAAAGAATATTAGAATTATTTGAAACAGAAGAAATAGAAAAAATAGATATTACATATAAAACAAGAGAGTCAGCTTGTGAAAAGCCGACTCTAAATAATTAAATTTTCAACCAATTCCATACATCTTTTTGCAAAAAACCATAATAATTTGAATTAATTTCAGAAACAAACAAGAAATCATTAGTATCTATTTGAGGTTTTAATTTGTTATAAACTTCAAGTGATGTAAAGTTTGTTTTAATAAACCAAACAGAATCCATTACATGATAATAATTAAAATTTTTAATAGCATCATATAAACCATCATAGTTTTTATCTTGCTTATTTAAATCATAAGAAATAGCATAATATTTCATAATATTCACCTCACTTTCATAATTTGATTTTTTATCTTATGTATGAGGAGATTATAGCAAAGTAAAAGTAAAAATAATGTCAAAACATGTCGAAAAATAAAAGAAAAGGAGATGTACATATGACTAATCAAGAAAGAATAGAAAAGTATAAGAAAGAGCATTGCTCAAAATGTAAAAACAAAGACAAGTTTGATTGTGAAATAAGAATATTCAAAAATAATGATATAGTGTGTACAAAGTGTGTGTATTATGAAAGAGAAGATTAATTATGTAAATTGTATGAAAAGAAGATGTGAACAGTGCAGATACTATGATTATTGTTTCAGATATAGACCGAGAAAGGAGAATGAAAATGTATTTGAAAGTAAAAGCAAAGAAAATAAAAAATTTGAGTGTAAAAATAGCTCAAGCAAAAAATAATCTAGTTGTAAATATATTAAATAAAAAAGGATACGAATGTGATAATTCACAAATAAGTCAAATAAAAGCAAATAGAAAATTAAATTCAGAACAGAAAAAAGTAATATTAGAAAATCAAAACGAAAAAGTATCAAAAATTGGAAGTTACTATGTATGGGAAGCAGATGTTATAGTAAAGATAGTAGACAAGGTAACAGGAAAAGAGGCATAAGACTATGTGGAACATATTTTTAGGAATAATATTAAGTTGTATAGGAGTAATAGCAATAGCATTTACTCTTTTTATTTTTGTTACAATAATAGATGTAATGATAAAACAATTTAAAAGAAAATAATTTTAATAAATTTTAATTGGGAAGGGGTGAACCAATGTTAAGCGAAAAACAAATGCAATGTATAAACTTAATGGTTATAGAAAATAAAACACAAAAACAAATAGCAAAAGAATTAAAAATAACAGAACAGACAATATGCAACTGGAAAAAAGATAAAGAATTTAAAAATGAAATAGAGAACAATATAAAAGAAAATTTTGGTTCACTTGCATTAGATGCTCAAAAAGAATTAAAGAAATTGTTAAAATCAAATAATGAATACATAAAAATGCAAGCAGTAAAAGATATTCTTGATAGAGCAGGATACAAACCTGTTGAAAGAAGAGAAATAAAAGATGATACAGAAAAAACAAAGAAAATAGATGCTATATCTGACATATTAAATCAAATGCAAAGTGCAGATGATGTGTAATGTTAAAATTAAGTCAAAAATATAAAGAGTTCTTACAAACCAAATGCAAGCGAGAGTTTTTAGAAGGAACAACTGCAGCAGGAAAAACAACAGTAGGAATATTCAAGTTTATGTGTATGGTTGCTGATTCTGATAAAAAGTATCATATCATTGCAGGGGACGATGTAGGAACAGTAGAAAAGAATGTAATAAACTCTGAAAATGGTTTATTAGAACAATTTGAAGATATAGCAGAGTATTGGCCAAAAGGAAAAGATAAAATAAGATTACCACATATAAGATATGACACCAATAAAGGTGAAAAGATAATATATGTATGTGGTTATGGTGATAAAAAAAGATGGAAAAAGGTCCTAGGTGGACAAGTTGGTTGTGTGTATCTTGATGAAGTAAATTTAGCAGATATGGAGTTTATGAGAGAGGTTACACACAGATGCAAATATATGATGACCACATCAAATCCTGATGATCCATCACTAGACATTTACAAAGAATTTATAAATAAAAGTAGACCAATACCAAAGTATGAACAAGATTATCCAACAGAGTTATTAAAAGAATTAAAAGAACCTCATGTACAAGGTTGGGTACATTGGTATTTTACTTTTTATGATAATGCAGCATTAACAAAAGAAGATATACAAGAAAAAATAGATGCAACACCGATTGGAACCAAAATGTATAAAAATAAAATACAAGGATTAAGAGGAAAAGCAACAGGATTATGTTTTAATTTACAACCTAAAAACATAATAACAGTAGAAGAAGCAAAGAAGATGAAATTTAAGCTATTTTCTATTGGTTGTGATACATCATACTCAAAAGAAAGTCATGACAAGGTAACATTAGAAGGAATAGGTATAACAACAGATAATAAATGTGTACTATTAAAAGAAAGAACATTTAATAATAAGGATAGAACAATACCATTTGCACCAAGTGACGTAGTTCAATGGATAATACAATTTATGGAAGAGTTCAAAAATGAATGGGGATTTGCAAGAACATGTTTTATAGATAATGCGGATCAAGGAACAATAATGGAAGCAAACAAAGCTAAAAGGCAGAATGCTTTAGTATATAACTTTGAAAATGCATGGAAAAAAACAAAGATAATCACTAGAGTTCAACTACAAAAAAGTTGGTTGAATACTGGTGATTTTTTAATTGTTGAAACTTGCAAAGATTACATAGATGAATGTAATAAATATTCATTTGATGAAGATAATCAGCCAGAAGATGGTAACGACCACTCAATAAATGGTTGTCAATATGCTTGGTTACCACATAAAAAGAAAATTGGTAATTGGGAAGTAATAAAGAAATTGATTAAAGATGAAAGCGAGGAATAAAAATATGGGAAGTAAAGAATTTATTGAAAAGTGTAAAGAAATAGTGAAACAATATGCAATAGAACATTTAGACAAAAGCGATAATGTTCCAGAATTTGAAGTATTTGATGTATGGTACTGTAAAACATTACAAAATCATAAAGCATTGTTAAGTACAACATTATTTGATGGCATGTATTATGAATGCACATACAACGGAGATAAAAAAGAATTATATTTTGATGCTTATAAGAAATTTGAAAATAAATGTATAAAGTTAGGAGAATAAAATGGGAACAGTCAATGACAAAATAAAAAATGTAATACGAAATTGGTTAGAAATACAACCAAGTGTAGGAGATACAATAACAATACAAGAAACAAATACATTTGAAGGTAACTGTTTTAGAAATCTATTGTGGTATAGAGGAGATGCATCAGAATTACATCAATATTATACACAGACAGATGACCTAATGGGAAATGCTAAGTTTTGGGCTGCCAAAAGTACAACTGGTATAAATTTTAGAAAAATACATACAGGGTTACCTGCTATGATAGTTGATATGTTAGCCGATATAATTGTTGATAGTTTTAATAAAATAGAAGTTAAAGGAAACAACGAAGCACAAACAAATTGGGAAGAAATAGCAAAAGAAAATGACTTCAAAGAAACATTAAAACAAGCAATAATTGATGTGTTTGTACAATGTGATGGTGCATTTAAAATAAGTTATGATACAGATATAAGTAAATATCCAATAATAGAGTTTTATTCAGGACAAGATGTTGATTTTGAGTATACAAGAGGAAGAATAACAGGGATTAGTTTTAAAAACAAATATCCTAAAAAAGATGGTTGTTATACTTTATTTGAGAAGTATTCTAAAGACGGCATAAAATATGAATTATATAAAAATGACCAGTTAATGAAAGATTACAATTCTATTACAGAAACAGCAGACTTGAAAGAACCAACAGATACTAAATTTATGATGGCTGTGCCTATGATGTTCAATAAATCAAAGAAATATAAAGGTAGAGGACAAAGTATATTAGAAAAGAAATTAGATGCTTTTGATAGTTTCGATGAAGTATGGAGTAAATGGATAGATGCATTAAGAGATAACAGAACAGTAACATATATTCCTGAAGATTTGATTCCAACAGATGAAAATGGCAATTTGTTAAAACCTAATACATTCGATAATAGATATACAAAGACAGGAAGTACATCATCAGAAACAGAAAGTAGTAAGATTACAAGAGAAAGTGGCGATTTTGATTATGAAGGAATGCTACAGTCATATATAACTGCATTAGATTTGTGTTTACAAGGATTAATAAGCCCGAGTACTTTAGGAATAGATGTAAAAAAATTAGATAATGCAGATGCTCAAAGAGAAAAGGAAAAGGCAACACAATATACAAGAGGAAAAGTAATAGATGTATTAGAAAAAGTTATCCCTAAGTTAGTTGAAATATGTCTAAAAACATATGATAAAGCACAGAAAAAAACAGCAGGAGAATATGAAGCAATAGTAGACTTTAAAGAATATGCAAATCCAAGTTTTGAGGCAACGGTTGAAACAGTATCAAAGGCTAGACCAGGTCAAAATGTAATGAGCATTGAAAAAACCGTTGATACAATTTATGGTGATAGTCTAACAAAAGAAGAAAAAGAGGAAGAAGTCAAAAGGTTAAAAGAAGAAGCAGGGATAATCGAAAAAGAAGAACCTAATATAATGAACCCATTAGAGTAGGTGATTAAATGCAAAATGAATATGATATAAAAAAAGTAATGGAAGAAATTGAATTACAATTGATTGCTTCTATGAAAAGAACATTATGGAGCCATAAAGAAGATGAAAAGACAAAAGGATTTAACTGGCCACAATGGCAAGCATTAAAAATAAAACAATTTGAAGATTATAAAAAGGTAAACAAAGAAATATTTAACAATAATACAAAAGGTTTAAATAAGTATTTATACAAGCACATAAAACAGCAATTTAAAGAAGGTGCTAGTAGGACCAATAAAGAAGCAATAAAATCAGGATTTATAAAGAAAGAGGATTCACAATTAGGTGGATCTTTTTTTGGATTAAATCATAGAAAATTAGATGCACTAATAAAAAGTACAAAATCAGATATGTCAGATGTAAAATATGCAACTTTAAGAATGGCAAATGACCAATACAGACAAATTATATATAAAGCACAGGTATTTGCTAATACAGGAGCTGGAACAGTAAAACAAGCTATAGATATGGCAAGTAAAGATTTCTTGGCAAGAGGTTTTAACTGTATTGAATATAAAAATGGAACAAGACATAATATAGCTGATTATTGTGATATGGCAATTAGAACAGCAAATAAAAGAGCAAATCTAATAGGCGAAGGAGAAATGCGCAAGAAATTAGGTAATCCATTAGTATATATATCAAAATATGGTGGTGCTTGTGACAAGTGTACGCCGTGGGAAGGCAGAGTTTATATTGATGATGTGTGGTCAGGAGGAACAGAAGAACTGAATAAGGATAGTAGTAAAAATTACCCTCTACTATCCAAAGCAATCGAAGGTGGGTTGTTCCATTGATTTAAAGAAATTGGGTGGAACTGAAACAGTGTGAACCACATTACAAAGTGGGTGTGTACGAAAGTATGCTAACGGGGAACGGAGAAATCCCAATCCCGTGCTAAGTTATTGACTATTGTAAACAATTGTGGTATAATCCAAAAGGTGATGAAAGTGGAAGAAATATGGAAAGATATAAAAGGATATGAAGGTTTATATCAAGTGAGTAATACAGGTAAAATAAGAAGTTTAGACCATTATGCAAGTAATGGAATAAAAGATATCCTTTATAAAGGGAAAATATTATCTCCTGGAAATAATAGTAGAGGTTATTTATTTGTTGGATTATGTAAGAAAAATAAAGTTACTCATAAATATATACATAGAATTGTTGCTGAAACATTTTTAAATAATCAAAATAATAAAGCAACAGTAAATCATATTGATGGAAATAAAAGTAATAACAATGTAAATAATTTGGAATGGGCAACATACAGTGAGAATGAGTTACATTGTGTAAGAGTATTAGGCAATAATAGACAAAAAGAATATTCGCCTAAAAAAGCTGTTTTACAATATGATTTAAAAGGGAATTTTATAAAAGAATATGAGTCTACAAGGGAAGCAACAAGGCAAACTGGAGCAAAAGCAATATGTGAAGTTTGCAAAGGTAAAAGAATGACTTCAGGAGGATTTATTTGGAGATATAAAAATTAGTCAATAAAAAGTGTAGAGACTATTCCGAAAGGAAGTAGGGTAGAGATGTACTACTCGAAGCGCACTGGATATCTAAAAAAGATATTATGAGATAGTCCGATAATTATAGAAATTATAGCCAAGGTGTCATCATGGAATGAGTACATATTATGAAGGTATAAATGATGAGCCAAAAGAAGTAATGAAAGCAAAGCATAATCATAATGAAGAAGATAAATATACACAATATTTACAGCAAAGGCAAAAACAATATGAAAGATTATCTATAGGTAGTTTGTTACCTGAAAATGTATTAAATTATGAAAATAAAGTCAATGAATTGCAAAATAAGATAGAAAGTAGTAAAATAAAACTATCAGATGAAGAGCAATATGCAATAAATCAATATATTAGTTCTGAAAGCTATAAAATAAATGAAATATTAAGAAATAATCTTAAGTTAGATAGTATTCAAGAAAATATAGTTAAGCATTTAGACAAAGCATTAAATAAATGTAAAAACTATAATGGGAATATAGTTAGAGTTTTAGATATAACAGACAATAAAAAATTAAAAGAATTTATTGAGATGAATAAGATTAATGAGCCAATAATGTTTAATGAATATTTATCTTTTTCAAATAAATCTAATTATAATTCAAATGCTAATGTGGTAATATATACGGTATCAAGCAAAGCAAAAGATTTAAGAATTTTTAATCCAAATGAATCTGAGATAGTATATCCAAGAAATAGCAGATTTATTGTTGAAAATATAAAGAAAATAGATGATAAATATTATTTGTTATGGAGGGAAGTTAATGAAAAATCCTAGATGGATAAACGAAATACCTAAACCAATACCAATAAATGAAAAAGTTGAAATAACAGATGAAATGAAAAGAGAAGCAGAAGAATTTTCAAAAGCCGTTGAAAACGGAAAAATTGATGAATGGTTTAATAAAAAATAATTTTTTTATTTTATTCGACAGATTTCGACAATATTCAGTATGATAAAGTGTTATACTCTTTTTAGAATATAATAAAAGGAGGAATTTACTATGGCAAAATCTATGCGTTGTCCTAAATGTAAAAGTACAAATATACAAGTATTAGGAGAAAGAAGAAAAGGTTTTTCAGTTGGAAAAGCAATAGGAGGAGGTCTACTTACAGGAGGAATAGGACTTCTTGCAGGGTTTGCTGGAAAAAAAGGAAAGTTTGAAGTATTTTGTCAAGAATGTGGATACAGATGGAAGGTTAAATAAAATTTAAGCACTTACAGAAATGTAGGTGTTTTTTTATATACAAGTTTAGTGTAATGGTAGCACAACGGTCTCCAAAACTGTTTGTAGTGGTTCGAATCCATTAACTTGTGCCATTTTTAGAATTAGAGCTTTAAATAGGCTCTTTTTTTATTGCAAAAAATTATGGTCGACGGACCTTAAACGGGGGAGGTTCCAATATGGAAGACGAAAAAAAAGAAAATGTAGATACTCAAACTACAACAGATAATGCTCAAAAAGAGCAAAAACCTGAAAACAAAAATGAGGGGGAGAAAGCTAAAAAACAAGTAGCCCAAAAAGGTGATGATGGTTCAATAGTTTTCAAAAATCAAGATGAGTTAGATGGATTTATCAGAAGAATGTATGCCAAAGGTGCTGAAAAAGCAGAACAAGGCGAAACTTCTAAACAAGTTCAAGATACTCAAAACAAGCAAGAAGACAAAGGGCAAGAAGAACAAAAAGAGACTGCTCAAACAGACTATACTGACAAAATAGCACTTGTTATGGCCAAAGCTGGTGTTGATGTTAAGAAAGTTGAAAGAGCAGCAAGATTAGTTGATATGTCAAAAGTTCTAGAAAACGGTGTATTAGATGCAAAAAAACTAGAAGATGAAATCAACGCAGTAATTTCTGAATTTCCTGAGTTAAAAATAGCTAAGGAAGAAGAAAAAGAAGAAAAAGGATTTAAATTCGGAGCAACACAAAGTAACTCTGACGAAAATCAAAAAAACAAAAAGCCTGTAGCCACAAAAAGATGGAACAGGTTTAATTCATTTTAGGAGGTAATTAATTATGGCATTAAATTATGCAGAGGTATGGTCTCCAGACCTATTAGAAATTATGGAGCAAGAATCTTTAACTTCACCATTCGTAACTACAGCAGTTAAATGGTTAAGTGCAAAAACATTTCATTTTACACAAATGAGTACAAGTGGTTATAAATCACATAGTAGATTAGGCGGATGGAACAAAGGAACATTTGCGCAAACAGATGTACCTTTCACATTAACACATGATAGAGATATATCATTCTTAGTAGATAAAATAGATGTAGATGAAACAAATGAAACAGCATCTATTAAAAATATTTCAGAAGTATTTCACAAAACTCAACAAATACCGGAGATGGATGCATATTTCTATTCTAAAGTTGCTACAGAAGCACAAAAATTAAATGGATATCATAGTTCAACAGCATTATCTTCATATACAAAAGAAAATGTATATGGAAAACTAAAAGCAATGTTAAGTGCTGGAAAACTAAGAAGATATGTAGCAAAAGGTGCATTAATTGCATATGTAAATTCTACAATTATGGATTTATTAGAACAGTCTACAGACTTTACAAGAAAAATAGAAATGACACAAATTGCAGAAGGTGGAATTGGTATAGAAACAAGAATTACAGATATTGATGGTGTAACATTAATAGAAGTAATTGATGACGAAAGATTTTATGATAAATTTGATTTTACAGATGGATTTGTACCAATTAAAAAGGTAACGGCAGATCCAAGTAAAAATATAGAAGCTGTAATAGGTTCTCATAAGATTAACGTACTAATAGCATCTCCATTAACTGTAAAAACAGTTCCAAAGATTGCAAGTATTTACTACTTTAATCCAGGACAACACACAGAAGGGGATGGATACTTATATCAAGATAGAAGTTTATCTGATACATTTGTATTCCCAAACGGAAAAGATAATAAAATTGATAGTATATATGTTGATGTAGACACAACTGAATATGCTGGAGAATAGGAGGTTACTATGTCTAAAATAAGAGTAGTAAAAGATAATGTATTATTATCTATTGATGAAGAAGAATTAACACAATATGAAGCAAGAGGATATTCAAGATTAGGAGCTACTAAAAAAGTAGCTCCTAAAGATCTTGAAAAGGAATTAAAGAAAATAAAAGAAGTTAACAAAGAGTTAACAGCAAAAATAACACAAGTTGAAGAAGAAAAGTCAGAACAAGCAAAAGTTAATGAAGAATTAACAGCAAAAATTGCTGAATTAGAAAAGAAAGTAAAATAAGAGGTGTTGCACATGATAACAGTTTATGCAACAAAAGATGACTATTCTAAATATGGATCTAATGTTTTAGAAGATGAAGAAATAAGAAAATATTTAGAATTAGCATCAATAGATATAAACAAAGCTACATTAACAAGAATTGAAAAAAGAGGCTTTAATAATCTAACAACACAACAGAGAGATTTAATAATCAAGGCTACATGTTTACAAGCAGAATATATAAAAGAGGAAGATGTATATGATGATAATAATATATCTAGCTATTCTATAGGAGGAAATTTAACAATAAATAAAAAAGAATCTCAAGATATAGCAGATAAATTAAATATATCAAAAATAGCTTTCTTTTATTTAAAACGAACAGGATTAACTCCTAGGATACTATGATTAAAAAACTAAATCCAAAACATTTAAAAAGATTATTAAATAATGAATGTGATGTTATTATATATAGAGAGGGCTTATCAGAAGATGGTGAACCTCTTGAAGCTTTAATTTTTAAAAATCGAAGATGTAGATTTGTTGAAGAAACAAAAGTTTTAATTGATTCTGACGGTAGAAAGATAGAATTGGTGGGAAAGATAATTTTACTTGGAGACGCATCTTTAATTGAAGAAAGAAAATATACAGTTAAGGAACTGAACTTAATGAGTCTAATAGAATTAAATTCGCAAAAAGTAAAATTAAAAACAAAGAAACAAAAAGTAAAAAAAATTTCGGGTGGACAAGTATCTGTAAATGACTGTACATATGAAATATATCGAGCAAGTAAACCAAGAAATCCGGACGGAACTGTATATATGACAGTATTGGAGTTGATGTAATATGAAAATAACATATAATACAAAAAATATAAATGAATTATTAGAAAATGCAAGATTAGCATTGATAGATACGGCAGAAGCGGTAAAAACAGATTTGATTCAAAGTCAAACAATGCCATTTGATACTGGTACAATGCAAAATGATAGTACTTTTGTAGATGATAAAAAAGTCATTAAAGGTATTGCTAAAATAGTAGTTGATACTGTTTATTCAAGAAAAGTATATTTTGATCCTGAAATACATATTAAACAAGGCAAAAATCCTAATGCAAAACAGTATTATTTTGATGATTATACGGTTGGAAGTAAAAAGGATTTACCTATAAAGTATTTCAAACAATTTATTCAGAGGAGAATGAAATAATGATAACTAAAATAAGTACAGTAAAAATAAAAGATTATTTAAAAAATATTATTACAGAGTGTCCAAAATGGTATATAGGACAAATGGATGAAAATCAAGAAAAAGCTATTGCTCTGTATGCTAATCGTAGACAATTAGAAGATAATTCTAAATATAAAAAATTAAAAACATATGGAATATTACCAATTACATTACTGTTAAGATGGACGAAAAATTATAATACGGCCGAAACAATGGCAAATAAGATTTATGAACTACTAGACTGTAGTTCTTTTTTTATTGATGATTATAATTGCTCAATTGAGTGTTTATATAACGGACCTATTGATTTAGGTACAGACGAAAAAAATATTTACAAGTTTTCAATAGAATTAAATTTATTATATAGAAAGGGTGAAAAATAATGGCAACTAAAACAGGAGTATATCCAGTATATGAAAACCAATTTCAAGTTGGTGCTAGTAAAGATTCATTAACAGATATAGCAGACATGGAAAGTTTCTCAGTCAAATTAGATAATGGAGTAGAAGAATGGAATCCATTAGACCAAAAAGGCTGGGTTAGACGATTAATGACTTCTAAATCTGTTACCATATCAATATCAGGCAAAAGAAATTTTGGAGATACTGGAAATGATTATGTAGCAGGACTTGCATTAAAAAATGGAAGAGAAGTTGAAGGGTGTTTACAATGGACATTTCCAAATGGTGCAAAATTAGTATTTGAAAATGCAATATTTAACATAACAAACTGGGGAGCAGGAAAATCAACAGAAGTTATTCCGTTAGAATTTGATGTGATGTCAAATGGAAAACCAACATACACAGAAGCAACAGGAGAGTAGGGATAACCCTACTCTTTAATTTTATATTTAGGAGGAATTTAAAATGGCAAATATAGATATTAGTTCAAAATTAAGTCATGAACCACAAACAATAACAATAGCAGAAGGTAAAACATATGAAGTAGACTGTGGAGCAGAAACAATGCTAAAAGCACAAGATCTATTTAAGAAAGATGATAGTTTAGATGGATTATTTAAAGCAATAGAATTATTACTAGGAAAAGAAGCCTTAGAAGAAATAAAAGAAATGAAAGTAAAAGTTACAGATTTAAAAGTTATTATTATAGCAATAATGGCACAAGTAAATGAAATACCTTATGAGGAAATGGAAAAACGATTTCAAGACAAGTAATGAAACAGAATTATGGTATGACATGGAAGAAGACTGGCCTTTGATTGAGGCAAGTTTAGCAAAACAATATGGAATAAGAATAAGAAAAGAAATAGACACAATGAGCTATGCAGAATTGTGTAATCTTATATCTGGCTTAATGTCAGATACACCACTACGGAAATATTGTTCAAATTCGTAACGAAGATGATGAGGAAATGTTAAAGAATTTTACACAAGAACAAAAAAATATAAGATGGAAATACAGAAACAAATTAGCAAAGAAAATGAGCAAAGAAGATTATGAAAAAGTTATTACAGAATTTCAAAAAGCATTTAAAGAAATGGCTGGTGATAACAAATGATAGAAGTAAGATGTCCAAACTGTAATCAACTTTTGTTAAAAGTTGAACAATGTAAGGGCGAAATAAAATGTATACGATGTAAGAAAACAATTAAAATTGATATAGATGAAAAAGACAGAGTGAGCAACACGACCATTAGTGGTGAGTAGTTAGCCAATACCTGCTTTTATCCTAAAAAAGAAGGGAGGAGTAGGTATGAGTACGAATGTAGGCTCTGTCGACTTTGAATTATTGCTAAATTCAAATCCATTTAACAAAGGACTAAAAAATGCAACAAATGCAATTAAAAGTTCAGGCGTAGAGAACTCATTAAAGAAAATTGGTAAATTAGCAGTAGCGGCATTTTCTGTTAAAGCTATAGTTAATTTTGGAAAAGAATGTATTAATTTAGGTTCGGATTTGGCAGAAGTGCAAAATGTTGTAGATGTTACATTTGGAACATTGAATACAGAAGTAAATAAATTTGCTGAAAATGCAATTACTCAATTTGGTTTAGGACAAACAGTAACAAAAAAATATGTTGGTACATTTGGAGCAATGGCAAAGGCATTTAATTTTAATAATGAGGCAGCATTAGCAATGTCAGAAACTTTAACAGGATTAACAGGAGATGTTGCTTCTTTCTATAATTTATCAAGCGATGAAGCATATACAAAATTAAAGTCAGTGTTCACAGGAGAAACAGAAACTTTAAAAGATTTAGGTGTTGTAATGACACAAAATGCACTTGACCAATATGCATTGGCAAATGGATATGGAAAAACAACATCTAAAATGTCTGAACAAGAAAAAGTTGCATTAAGATATAAATTTGTATTGGACAAATTAAATATAGCAAATGGAGATTTTGCAAGAACTAGTGATAGTTGGGCAAACCAAACAAGGGTATTAAGTTTAAGGTTTAATGAATTAAAAGCAGCATTAGGACAAGGTTTTATTAATATTTTTACACCTATTGTAAAAGGAATAAATATGGTACTTTCAAAACTTCAAGTGTTAGCAAATGCATTTAAATCATTTACAGAAATGATTTTTGGAAATGCTGGTGGAGATGATAGCACAAGTACTGTTTCAAACTTAGCATCAGATGCATCAAAAGCAAGTGATGCTGTAAGTGGTATAGGAGATAGTGCTAAAAAATCTGCAAAAGATTTAAAAAATTTAGCATCATTTGATACTGCTCAAATATTAAAGAAAGATGATAGTGATAGTTCTTCTAGTGGAAGTGCTGCAGGAGGAAGCATAGATACAAGTGGACTTAATTTAATAGATAATCTAAAAAAACAAGCAAGTGATATTGGAAAAATATTTGGAGATATTAATTTTGAACCACTTATTAATTCTTTTAATAGAGTTAAAGAAGCAGCACAACCATTGATAACAACAATAAAAGATGGTTTGAAATGGTTATATGATAATGTTTTAGTTCCATTATCAAGATGGACCGTACAAGATTTACTTCCAGCATTTTTAAATTTAGTTGCAGGAGCATTAACTGTTTTGAATCCATTAATAACAGCATTTAAACCAATTTTCCAATGGTTTTGGAATAATTTTTTAGAACCTATAGCAAAGTGGACAGGTGGATTAATAGTAGATACACTTAATTTACTAGCAGATGTTCTAACAAAAATAGGAAATTGGATGAGCAATAATCAAAGTGTGGTTACCGGAATGGAAATCGCAGTATTAGGATTTTTTAGTGCATGGAAGGTTGCAGAATTAATGTCTTTTATACAACAAGCTGGTGGAGTAATTGCTGTGTTAGGATTATTAAAAAATGCTATTTTGGGAAATGTAATTGCAAAAATTGCTGATAAAGCAGAAACAATTGCATTAACATTGATGTATGCAAAAGACTTTGTAGTAAGCATTGCATCGGGAACAGCAGCATTAGTTAAACAAGCAGCACAATGGGTTATAAATACAGGAGCTAAAATTGCAAACACAGCAGCAACTATTGCTAGTACTGCTGCAACAACAGCAGCAACGGTAGCAACATGGTTATTTAATGCAGCATTAGCAGTATTAACATCACCAATAACATTAGTTGTAGCAGCAATAGCTGCATTAATAGCAATAATAGTATTATTAATTAAAAATTGGGATAAGGTAAAAGAAACAGCAAAAAAATGCTGGGAGTATATACAAAATACATTTTCTAATGTTGGAGAATGGTTTTCAACAAAATTTCAACAAGCTTATAATGGGATTACAAAAGTATTTAGTAGCATAGGTAGTTTTTTTAGTGGAGTATGGGATAGAATAAAAAGTACTTTTAGTAATTTGGGAACAAGCATAGGAAATGCTATTTCTAATGCTGTTAAAAGTGGAATTAACGGTGTAATTTCACTTATTGAAAACACAATAAATAGAGCTATATCTTTAATAAATGGAGCGATAGGAGTAATAAACCTAATACCAGGTGTAAGTGTTGGAAAAATAAGCAGGGTAAATTTACCAAGATTAGCTCAAGGTGGATATGTAAAAGCTAATACACCTCAATTAGCAATGATTGGTGATAATAGGCATCATGGGGAAATTGTAGCTCCTGAAGATAAAATAATGTCATTATATAAGAAAGCTAATCAAGAAATGGGATTAGGAAATAATGAAAAAGTTATAGAATTACTTGAAAAAATAATACAAATTCTTGTTAATTTAAGTTTTGATTTTAATTTGTATATAGATTCATATGAGTTAAATAAAAGACTTGAGAAAATAAAAAATAAAAATAAATTTGCAACGAATGGAGGCTAAGTATGTATGAACCAAAATTAATAGTGAAAAATATTGTAGTACCAGGAATTGTTGAATTGATCCCCGGACCTGAACCCCTATGGGGTGATGGGACTGGTAGAAATGCTTTAGATGGACACTATAGTGGTACTTTTATAGGATACTTTACAACTTTAGATATAAAGTTTGGAATAGTATCAGATGAAGATTATAATTTAATAAAGACATTGCTTGAACATCCTTTTTTAGAGGATGTTCAATTTTCTCTAGAAAAAGATATGGGTTCCTATAAACAAGGAGATTTATTCATAGAAGATTTTTACAATGGTCAAGCTATAAAGTCTAGTCCGTTGGCATGTGGAGGATATTGGAATGAATTTTCCGTAATGTTAACAGCTATAGATAGGAGGCCACAATTAACATGAGTGTAAGTAGTGAATTTAAAAATATAACTAAAAAAATCAAACAACAAAATGTAAAATTAAGTATATGTGATGGGGAATCAGTAGTAAAAAGCATACATATGATGCCAGTACATATTTTCAATGCATTACCAATTTGGAAACTGAGAAAACAAAAAGAAGTAATAGCCAAAGAATTGAAATATAGTTTTGATGGACAATTATTTAAAACAATAATGAAACAAGTTGAAATTACTGTAAAAAATGCAAATGAAATAAAAGATAAAGATATAAACTTTAAATATGGTTTGTTTATTAATGATAAGTTCGAGTATGTAGATTTAGGTAATTATTTTATAAAAGATATAGAAGATAGTAAGAAAAAAGATGAAATAACGGTGACTGGATATGACAGAATGATAAGATTTATGAAAACATTTAAACAATCAGAATTACAATTGACATATCCTTGTAAAATGCTAAAACTAGTTCAAAGAATGTGTGAAGTCTGTGATGTAGAATTATATTCCACAGACTTTTATAATGCAGATTTAGATGTTACTGAAGATTTTTTTACTGCACAAGAATTAACATATAGAGATGTATTAGAAAAGATAGCTCAAGCAACATTAACAACAGCGTTTATAGAAGATAATAAATTAAATTTATATAAAATAAATGATGAAACATCTGAAAAAATAGATAAATCATATTTAACAGATTTAACAATAAAAGAAAAATTTGGACCAGTAAATGTATTAGTGTTAGGACGTGGAGATATAGAGGATAATGTTGAGGAACCTGATAAAGAAAGCATAAAACAAAATGGTAGATGTGAAATTAGATTTGATGAAAATGAATTTATAGAGTTTCAAAGAGAAAAAGTTATAAAAGGAATGTTTGAGCAAATAAAAGGACTTGAATATTATTCTTTTGAAGCTTCAGATGTTGGTGTAATGTGGCTAAAACCATGTGCTTGTATAAAACTGGGAGACAAAGAAAACAGCTTATATAAATCTTATTATTTAAAGGCAAATATAAAAATTAATACAGGAATATTAAGTAATATGGAAGCGGAAATACCTGAGACAACGGAAACAAAATATAAAGTTACAACAAAAGAAGAAAAGAAAACATTAAAGGTAGAAAGAATAGCAAAAAAAAATGAAGGATTAATACAAGATTTAATTCAAGAAACCTCAGAACAAGGCGAAAAAATAACTAAACACGAACAAGATATAAATAGTATAACAGATAAAGTTTCAAATATGGCAGATTTAACAAATAGTGTAACGGGAATGAAAACAATATCATTAGGAAACTGTATTAAAGGAAATCTATTAAAATTAACAATAAGAGGAAATAATACTGTATTTGATTATTTAACATTAAGCGATGATTTATATTTAAGTGACGATTTATACCTAAAAGGAGACAGTTTAATAGTAGTAACAGACAAAGATGGTAAATCCAAAGAATATGAGTTAAAGGTGCAAGAACCATTAAGACAAAATGGAACAACTTATGATGAATATATACTTGAAAAAGGACAATCAAAGGTAATAAGAAGAATAAATGAAGACGGAACAATAAAAGAAACACCAACAACAGAGAATTTAGGAAAGTTTGAAATATCTTTATCAGAAGGAATTAATACAATCACAATAAAAAATTACAATGCAGAGTTAACCGCAAAATGGGCTATAAAGAGTGAATATTCAGAAGTTTTTGCTACTAATGTTCAAATGGAAAGCAAAATAGAACAAACTGCACAAGAAATTGATTTGTCCGTAAATAAAAAGTTGGAAGGATATAGTTCGACCACGGAAATGAATAGTGCTATTGAGTTAAGGGCTAATAAAATAGAAAGTTCTGTAGCAGAAACTTATAGCACAAAGAATGAATTATCTAAGGCAGAGTCAAAAATAGAGCAAACAACAGAAGGAATAAAAAGTACAGTATCAAAGAAGGTAGGAAAAAATGAAATTATTTCAGAAATTAATCAATCTAGTGAAGAAGCTACAATTAATGCAAATAAAATCAGTCTTAAACGGAAAAGAGATAAATTTAACAGGCGATAATGCAACAATAAAAAGTAATAATTTTAATGTAGATAAAGATGGAAATATGACATGTAAAAATGCAACAGTAACAGGGAATGTAACAGCATCGAGTGGAAAAATAGCAGGATATACAATAAATGGAAATATGTTGGTGGGAGCCAATGTTGGAATTAGTGGAAAATCAGGAGAAGGATGGGCTTTTTGGGCAGGTTCAAATGATGCGGGAAGTGCACCTTTTAAAGTAGGACATGACGGTTCGGTTTATGCTTCAAATGCAAACATACAAGGAACTATAAATTCTTCATCAGGTAAAATAGGTGCATTTAAAATTGGCTCAAGTAATTTAACAAGTGATGATGGAAGTTCTGGTGCACACATGAATTTAGATGCAAACCAAATAACATTTAGTAAACGAAGTGGAAGTTCAGTATATAATCTAGGACAAATTAGTGTATTTAGTTCCAATACAAATATAAATTTTTTAAGAAGTGATGGCAATAAATCAAAATTATACGTAGATACCGTGTATGCTTATGACTATGAAACTTTATCATTAGCAGAAAAGAAAAAGAACTTTGAAAAAATGAATAATGCTTTAGATATTATAAAACATACAGATATTTATAAATACAACTTAAAAAACGAAGATAATAAAGCAAAAAAACACATTGGATTTGTTATTGGAGATGATTTTAATTATAGTAAAGAAATTACAACAGAAAACAATGATGGAGCAGAGTTATATAGTTTTGTATCAGTATGTTGTCAAGCTATAAAAGAACAACAAGAACAAATAGAACAAATGAAAAAAGAAATACAAGAATTGAAAGGAGAAAGATAAAATGGCATATAGTAAAACAAATTGGGTTAATGGGCAAACACCGATTAATGAGACTAATTTGAATAAGATAGAGAATGAATTAGAGAGTTTAGAGAATGGCTTTGTAAATGTAAAAAATATATTAAGCCAAGTTAAACAATATGATTACACATTGAGTTGTGGACTAATTTTAAATTTTTTAAAATGTGGAAAAATGGTTACTTGTTTAGCACAAGGAATGATAAGTAATTTAACGGCGGATAATATTCAAACAGTATCTATCTCTACTGATTTAAAACCGATGTTACAATTTAGACAAGCTTTTGTTCTTGAAGAATCAGGTATTTTAGCATATATAAACTTGCAACCTAGCGGTGTCCTTGAATTTAGAGTGAAAACAGCAATAACAAGTAATAAATTTCCACGATTTTCTTTTACTTATATTGCAGAAAATTAAAAAAATTAGGAGGAAAAATATGTCAACAGAAACAGAAAAATTAAAACTATTTAAATGGGATACAACAAATCAAAGTGATTTGGATAGTAACTTCGATATAGATAAGGCACTTAATAATAACTGGGATAAAATAGAGAAACGTTCTGATGAAATTGATTCTAAATTATCAGAATTAGAAAATAGTAAAGTAAATAAAATAGACGGAAAACAATTATCAACCAATGATTTCACTAACGAATATAAAGAGAAATTAGACGGTTTAAATAACTATAACGATACGGAGCTTAAAAATGATATAAATAAAAATACTGAAAAAATAGCACAAAATACTGAAAGCATTCAAACAAATAGAACAGACATAGATAAGATATTGTCAGAGTACATAACAAAAGCAGTAAATGATTTACAAAATTATTATTTAAAGGAAGAAATTGATGAGAAAATAAG